TCGGCCAGCGCACCTACGGTCGTCGAGTTCGCGCCCGCATTGACCACCAGCGGGCCGGGTACAGCGAGCACCCCGCCAGCGTCAATGAGCTGGCGCGTGAAGTCATCGTCGCCATACCACCAGCGAAACGACTCATCCGCCCGCAGCCCGCGCTCACCGCGAACGACGAACGCCCACGGACACATCCGCTTCGCCCACGGGTACGGATAAGCGTCGAGCACCTCACCCCGATGCACCGGGATACTGCCGGTGTGAGCCGCGACCGCCGCGTCATGTTCATGCAGGGCGGTTGAGCACACGTCATACCAGCCGGCGGGGACAATGCAGTCGTCGTTAAACACGGCGAGGTCCCAGACGTCGTGGCCGCGGTCCTTCGCCAGCTCAGCGCAGCGGTCAAACATGACGTTCCAGAACCGGTAGAGGTGCGGCGGCTGCTCCTCGTCGCGGACCACCTCGACCGTGCACCGCTCCGGTATCGCCGCAGCCAACTGCTCTTGATACACCGGCGGCGTCGACGCGTTGTCCAACACGACGATGTGGTCAACCTGCTTACCCAGCGACGCCACCAACGCCAGCAGCGAGGCTGGCCGGTTGCGCGTCGGGACGATCGCATACCGCGGCGCCGCCCGCTCATCAACCGGAATCGGCGGCGTTGTCTCCGGCGGGGCCTCCAGCGCCCGCTGACGCCAGTAGTCCTCCTCCTGCAACCAGACATGCTTCTGATGCGTCGTCTGAATCCCGGTATGCACGTACACCGGAATTTCCAGGCGCAGCAGCCGGGCGCAGAACGAATAGTCCTCACCCATCAACGCGCCCGTCGTCGGATTCGACACCCGCGAATACCACGAATTCCAGTCAGGGCGGCCGCCGTACTCGTCCCGCATCCGCTCAAACACCGTCCGGTGAATCAGGATGCACGCCGAGCCCGTCGCCGAACCAGCGGGTCAACGTGTTGCGCGGATAGTCCCAACGGACCTCAAACCCGCCCTTGCCGTCGAACACATTCCAGTCCAAGACCTGCGGGTACACCACCGAGCGGTACCCGAACACGCCGTCGGAAATGTGCTGCCGCTGGGAGAAGCACAGGCCGCCCACGACGGGGCGCTCCACCGGGTCGGCAGCCTCAAGCAGACGCTCCACCACATCAGGCTCGAAACCCATATCGGTATCTACCCACCACAACCACGGCGAATCGGACTTGAGAAAGTCCAGCACCACATCGTTGCGGCCACCGGCTATATCCCCCGTCGTACCGCGGCGGGGAGCGAAGCCGCCAGACCACACCCGGCCCGTCCCCTCCGCGTCGAAGCCCAACAACCGGATGAGCGACAGGACGAAGGAGGCCTTCATCTCGTCCTCGTACAGAAACCCGGCCGTCACCTTCTCCGGCTCCGGTGGTTTGATCTTTCGCTTGTTAGACATCAGCGTCCTTCGTGGATGGTGCTGGATGGTTGACCTCCGGCCGGCGACCATCCAGAGCACCGGCCGGAGGGGAACAGTTCAGGACTTGTGGCAGGTGCACGGCGGCAACGACGCGCGCGGGCACTCGGGCTCGTGCTTGAAGATGTCCTTAAACGCGTCCGTGTTGACCAGGGCTGCGCCCTTGAGCGCCCACTCGTACGCCGATGGCTTCCCACCGAGGCGAACCGGCTCCTCGTGTTCGACGCGCAGCAGTTTGCGCCAGGGCCGTGGCTCCTTCGAGGTGTCGTCAGCCACGGCGGACGCTGCGCTTCTCGCCCGGATTGGCCGTAGCCTCCTCGACCTCGTTCAACTCGCCGTCATAGCCCGGCGGGGCCTCGGTGTACACCAGGCCATAGCGCGGATCGGTGGTGAACAACTCCGGCCGGGCCCGAACCGCCTCGTCCGTCGCCGGCCAATGCTGACCCTTACGCACCTGCGCGGTCCGGCCCGAACGCAACGGAACGTTGGCGTTGCTCAGGGCGTACACGATGTCCATGGATGGTTGGCCTTTCACTTGGGGGAAACCGACGCGCGCCAGGGGCCCGACGGCGGGGTCGTCCCGTAACGGTGCGGGACGAGACGGACCGTCATCCCGGTGCGGTTCGGGATCAGGTAGTCGTTGAAGTTGTCGACGACGAGGACGCCGAAGAGTTGGTCGGACCACTCCGGCGGCAGGTCAGACGACGAGTCGGAGTTGACCACTGCGCTGCTCCCGTCTGTGCGTCTTCAGTTCGGCATCGACCAGATCCGGGTAGTGGTGCACGACCCAGGCGACGAGGTCTTCGGGGCGCGCGCCACTGGGCTGCGGGTGCGTCCACAATTCGAGGTTCTCGAGGCGGTTATCGTGCGGGATCCTGTTGCGGTGGTGGACTTCCTCAAAGGGGTAGAGCTCCCGGCCAAGCGCCCGCGCCATTACGACGCGGTGCTCGAGGACCTGACGGCGGTCGACTGTTATCCGTCTGTAGCCGTTCTTGTCGATGAATCCGGACCCGCATTCTCCGCGATGAGTGATCAACGGGTCGCCGTTGTTACGCCACCTCTTGTAGTGCATGAGGCACCAGCCCCGCGCATTCGCGAGGCGATCGCACCCATCGACGGCGCATGGCAGGGACCTCAACAATTGCCGCGGGCCGGGCGTCGGCGTGCCCTTAAGCCGCCATCGCTGGTAATGCGCGGGGCACCAAGTGCGTGCCGTAGAAGTTGCTGTACAGCCTTCGATTGAGCAGGTTTCTCGCGCCATTTCTTCGTCCTCCGGGTAGGGCGGAAGCCCCGAGTCCGGAGAGATCTCGGGGCTTCCTTCCCTCGGTAGCTAACCGAGGGCGTTGATGAATTGATCAGCCGCTGTTGACCAAAAGGCGGAAACCGGCTGAATTTATGACACCTCCACCAATTCGGGCGTATGCGAACCAAGCACGCTGTCCCATTGGGAGATTTGAGCCAGTCGAGAAAATATGCTGAACCAGCTCAATGGACATTCCGGTCCTTCGAGCGATCAAGTAGTTGGAGAAGTCCCCGACCACGACGAGGCCCGTATTGATTGTGGAGCCTGTGGTGGTATCGGGCATATAGGGCGATTCATATGCTTGCTTACCAAAGAATGTGTCGGCCCACTCTGCGGGTAGATTCTCAGTATATGCGTGGAATACGTTAGCTGTACCCAATTGTCGGAGTTTGTTGTTCGTGTCGACCGACATCAGCCAGGAGGCTTTCCTTCTGAACCGCTGGGGCAAAGCGGCCCAGACCTTGTACGGGTCGCCCGCGTTGAACGCCACGCCCGACGACTGGATCGTCACCCGACTTCCGGCCGTGGCAGACAGCAGCGTCAGGACGCCCTGGGGCTCGCCCGAGCCGCTACCGCGGGTGAACTTGTCTATCAACAATTCGTCATACCCTTCCGCAAGAAGGGTTGCCATCTCAGAAGCGAACGAAGGGTAATCCTCGCCTATCTCGATCGAATATGGGATCAGCCCGCGTGCCATGTTGACGGTGACCGTTGGCTGAGCCATGGTCGGCGCGTTGTCGGTGGTCTCCGCGTTCTCAGCCTGGAACGCCCAGGTAACACCCGCCGAAGTAACACCTTTCCAAGCATTTGTGTTGACGTCGGTCTGCTTGGCGATGGTAAGGAACGGATTACCCGACCCCTGCGCAGTCATGATTATTGACGGGTCAATGAACACGGGCACGCCCACGCCGCCTGCGGCCGCCGTGAGTGACGCGACCCGGTACTCGTCGAAGGCCCGCATCGCCTGGCGTTCCTCTTCGTCGAGGTACGCCATGGCCAGCGGGTCGGTGACCATCTTCATCCACGCACTGCGATAATGATCATTTTCGGTGACGAGGATGCGACGCGCCACATCAGTGTTGCGGCGGATCGAGACGTTGAGCTGGTCCTTCTCGTCGGCGTTGAGGTGCGACGCGGCGGACCGGTCGTCGAGTGTGCGCAACGCCATGTCGCGGGCTTCGGGGACGGTCATGCGGGCGACGCCGTTGGACGTGTCGATGCCGTTGCGAATGTTGGCGTAGACCTGCTTGACGGCCCGGGGCTGGCGGGTGAACACCTCGGTGATGTTGCGGTGTTCCTCAATCTTCGCCATGGCGGCTTCGCGGACGCGCATGCCGTACTTGAACGCCTTGTCTTCCTCGTAGGTCAGGTCGCGCAGTTCGCCGGTGTCCTCGTCCTGGTGTAGCGAGCGAAGGTGTGCGTCCATGATCTGGACGATCTGGTTGAGTTCGTCGGGGGTGCGACCGCGGACCTCGTCCGGGATCTCGTCTTTGCCGAGGGCGGCGGGGTCCTTGTCCCGCATCTCCTCGATGAGGTCGGTAATGCTGCTCACGGGTTTCTCCTTGGCAGGGTGATCGGTGGGCGGAGGGCGATCTCAAGCCCTCTGGCCCGGTGGGTGTTGGTGCGTGACGTGTCGCCCTGCCTGGGTTTCCCGTCGGGTTCACCGCCGCCGGCACTCCGCGTGCGTGGCTGCCCGGTGAAGTCGTAGCCCGCTTCGTCGAGCAGCTCGCGCAGTTCTTCGGCGCGGCGCTCAGGCGGGAGGCTGTGGAACTGGTCGCGAAGGTTGACGCTGGTGGCGGCGTAGGCGGGGAACACGACCGGGCCGGCCTCGGGGACATCGGCGTCGTGGACTTGGCGCAGGTCCATACCACCGCCGTAGCGGCGTTCCCACTTGTCGCCGTCCTTGACGACCTTGAAGCGGAAGCTCATGCCTTTGATGGCGCCGGCGGCGATGGCCTGCCGGACGGGTTCCACCACCGGGTTGTCGAACAAGTCGCCGCGGACGTGGTAGCCCTTGCCGTCGCGGTCGAAGTCGTCGTATTTGCCGATGGGTACGGTGCCAACGCGGGGGTCTTTACCGTGGTCGAACTGCATGACCGGATACCCGTTGTCGCGTAGGGACCGGTCGGCGAAGCCGGGCATGATGAGCTCTTCGAAGTCGCCGTTTTTGTCGGGGATGCGGGTGCGGGTATTGAACACCGCCACGTAGCCCTCGAGGCGACGCCCGTTGCCGCCGGCTGAGCGGAGCTCGAACTCGTAGGCGCGGGTGAAAAACTCGGGCACGTCGCGGCGGAACTCACCTGCGTCGTCGGTGGCCCGTTCGGCGAAGTCGATGCCGTACTTCTTGCCCGCCGCCTTGATGCGACCTTTGATGCGGGCGAGCTCGTCGGGGGAGTACTTGGCCGCGTTCTTCGGCATCGATATGTACGACCACGCACTTCGGCAGTGATCCGGACTGTTGATCGGATACCGAGCCTTACCATCCGCCTGATATCCCGGGTCCGCATACTCCACTTCGGACTTTGGGCCGTATGGAGTCTTCACGTCGGACGCCATGGCCCCTCCTTTGGGTTTGGTAATATACGGTCATGCCTCGCGGTCGCGGCCTACCCGCCATGTCGGTTCCACCGGGTACGACTTACGGCTCATGGGAGGTAGTGCGTGAGGTCGATCGCCACAAGACGAATCGCCGCTTCGAATGTCGGTGCCAAGGGTGCGGTGCTACCGCGACCAAATGGCTCAGCAACCTCGCGCAGGGCAAGACCACCTGCTTGACCTGTAGGCCCTGGAGCACAATCCATCGCGGCACGCTGGCGGCCATCGCGGCAAGACGACGGCGGGTTGCTCAGGTATCAGACGAGGGTCGGATGTGCCACACCTGCGCCACATGGAAGACGTGGGATCACTTCCGATTAGATCCGCGACGTCCAGAACAGCGGGCATCAAACTGCGTCGAGTGCGGCCGTTGGCGACGCATCCGTCGGCACTACGGCATCGGCAAGCGAGAGTGGGTACAACTAGCTAGCCCCGATGGCGGCTGCGTCCTATGCGGCGAGCTCAACGGCTTGATGATCGACCACTACCACGGTTGCTGCGGCTCGGAGTTCGGCTGCGTCAAATGCCTTCGCGGGCTGCTCTGCGACTTCTGCAACCGCGTACTTGGACGCATCGAGCAAAAGCCTGAGCTGGCTGCCCGGTTCTCCGACTACCTGTTGCGCCGTCCGTTGCTAGACCTGTCCGCACGTTCGGCATAGTCCGTCGAAGAACTCGTGCTCGCCATCACCATCCGCGTCACGTCTATCTACGCGCATCTTGAGATCGCGGGCTCGGCGCTTTAGGGCCTCAATTTCAGCGGCCGCATCCTCGCCGTGCGACTTCCAGTACTCGGGGTCCTTCAGCTTCTGCAGGTATTCCTCGGCAGCCAAGATGTCGTCACCCCAACCGACCTGCGCACTCTCGCCGTGCAGCCGACCGGTGGCAGGGTCGCGCCAGTGGCCGCTAGGCAGGCTCTCGAAACCCAACTTCTCGGGTCGCTTCGGGATGCGAGAGCCGACCGGCAGCCCATGGATGCGCTGGTGTAGTTCGGTCTCGACATATCGTTCCGGGCTGCGCTCATATCGCGGCGGCCCCTCGCGCCGCAACTTCTCGATGTGCTGCTCCAGGTCGCGAATTGCTTTCGCTTGCGCCGCCGTACGCCCTTGTCGCCCCAACGCTGACGACACGCTGACGGGGATCCAATTGTGCTTGTACTTCTGACCGGGGTAGGGGTGGCGGGTGCCTCGCACTTCGACTCCGGCGAGTTGCAAAAGGTGCGCCCGCTCGTCGTATTCCTCGTCGACCCACGCCCGCAAGGTGTCGAACATGGCGTCCTCCTATGTGCCCGGGTTGAGACAGGGCGACAGGTCGTAGGCGTTGAGGAGTTTGTTGACCAAGCCCCGGTTGGCTCTGCCGTTGGGGTTTTTGATGCCGAGCTTTCGTTGCACTGCCTTGACGGCTTCGACGGTGGCGTCGTCGTAGACGCCGGAGAAGCCGATAGGGATGCCGAGGGCGGCGAGCAGTTTCTGCAGTTCGCCCACGGCCGCCGGGTCGTTCTGCTCACCAGGGGCGAGGGTTTTGAACTTCGACGAGGCGGGCAGCCCGGCCTTCGGGGCAGCCTTGGCTGCGGCGGACCTTCGGGGCCGCCCGGTGAGCCCGCCGGGTCCGGTGCGGCCCGCCTTGTAGCCCTGGTAGGTGCCGGTGACGGGTGCCGGGTTGGCGGTGAACTGACCACCCGTGTCGGAGCCTTTCGGGTCGCGGACGTAGGTGCGGCCGCCGCCACCGCCTCCGGAGTCGGCGTAACGCCGTTCAGGATCCACGGTCGCCGCCTTCCTAGCCCGGGCCGACTAGATGCCCGCGCGGCGGATGCCCGTGGGTCACGCGGTTGAGATCGCTCCCGGCCGCGAAGCGGAAGACCTCAATGAACCAGCGGGATGCGTAGACCTTGGCCTTCTCGGGCCCGACGTGCTTGGTCAGGTGCGCGACGAGCGTGGTCCATGGCTTCGGCGACTCGGCCCACTTGGCCAAGCCTTCGCCGCGGGTCCAGTAGTGGTGCAGTTCGTCGTGGCCGGGGGTTACGTCGTGGCCTGCGGCGCGGGTGGCGAGCATGGCGAGGGCGCGGTCACGGGTGGCGGGGGCGAGGACGGGCTCGGCGTCCTCTTCGTCGTCCTCTAGGTCTTCGTCGTCTTCCTCATCGTCGTACTCGTCTTCGAGGTCGTCTTCCGCTTCGTCCCTGACCTCGAGGTCGTCGAGTTCGTCGAGGCGCTGACCGGTAGTCCTCCGCGCATGCCCCGCAACGGACTGGGCAATGAAGAGACGCCGCGCAGGCGCACCACGCGCTGAGGTCGGAATCTTGATATTGAGTTCGTAAGCGAGGTCGCGAAGGTCATTCGCATTCAGTCCCGCAAGTTCGGCCTCAATCTCGGACTCCACCGTGTTGGAGCGGATCCGACGGGCGAGCCCGGGCAGGTCCTTTGGCCCCGCCGCCTTCTTCGCCCCCGCCGTCGGCGCCTTGCCTAGTTCCCTGATGCCCTCGCCGAACTTGCCACCCAGCACCCGTCGAATACCCTGCCGAAGCTGGTCCACAGTGGGCCGCGTTCCAACGGCAATGCCGTGAGTCCTGACGAAGCCTTGAAGCTCGGCCTTGGACATCTGGTCAAGGTTCGCCGGAATCGTGCTGGTACCAGTGCCAGCCATTCCCTGCAGCGTCGGCGCCAGTTCGTCGACCTGCTCCGGCGTGAACCCCAACGCCTTCAACCTTGCCCGCTTCTGGCGGGTGGTGAGGCCGGTAAGGTCGGGGGCGGTACCGAATCCCATCTGCCACGTATCGCCTCGGATCGTCCGCGAGTTGAGGCGGAAACCCACGGTGTGCTCGACGATCCGCGTCTTCATGGCGTCTTTCGACGTGCCCACGCCCGCGAGGCTCGTGCCGGTCGCCTTGACAATGGCCTTCAACTCGTCGGCCGAGTACCCCTCAAGCATCGCGTGGGCTTCCTCACGCGTTGTCGCCGCCTTGAGTTTCGTCGCGACAACATCGGGAGCCTCCGGCGCCACCTTGGCGGCGGGCGACTTGGCAACGGATCCGATGCCGGCGAACTCGCGCTGCAGGAAGGCACTAAGCGGCGTGTCTTGCTCAGTGAACCGGTACCGGGTGGCCGCACTGTCAACAAAGGCGCCCACGTCGACTTGGCCAGGACGGTCTGCCCGCCAGTGGGTCACATCCCCGCTGGCGACGCTGTCTCGCAACGCCTGTACCAGGTGCCTGGGTGATGTCAGGCCGCCCTCGTCGAACCGGGGAACCGACGAACCGTCGGCAAGCATGCGGTCCAACCGGGCCACCACCTGTTGGCGCTGGGCTGGCGTTATCTTGCCAGTCGGCAGGCCCGAGGGTTCGCCGCCCTCCGGGGACCCACCCGCCGCCTTCTTCGCCCCCGCCGCCGTCGGCGCCAGTTCGTCGATCTGCTCCGGCGTGAACCCCAACGCCTTCAGCCGGGCCCGCTTCTGGCGGATGGTGAGGTTGGACAGGTCGGGGGCGTCGGCGAGGGACGGGGCCATCGTGATGCCGTGCTGCTTGGCGATCCGATCAATCGCAGCCTCAAACCGAGGCGTACTTTCGGATGCCGCGCCGGACAGTTCGTGCGCTGTGGTCTCGTCGATGTCGCCGCGTCGCAGCGCTTGGGCGATCGTCGCGCCGGGCGACTCACCCTTGCGGAGCCGAGCGAGCGTGTCCGCCAAACCGGTTGCGCTCTCGGGCGCCACCGTGGCCTCGGCCTTGCGGGGGGTGGCCTTCTTGGCGGGGGCGGGAAGCCCAAACGTCTTGCGGATCAGCCGGGCCATCTCACGCTGACGGTCGATGTCGTCGGGGAGCGCCCGCATCGCCCGCCGCTGCAAATGCGGCTCGATGCCGAGCTTGTCGTGCTCGCGCAGTAGCTCTTCGTTGGCCGCTATGTCAGCTTCAAGTTGCTGAAGTGCGCCTTCTGGTGTGTCCTTGCCCTGCCGACCAAAGCCGAGGGCGCCGAGGCGGGCATCGTCCCATTGCCGCTTTGGCTCGCCCCCAAACGGCTCCCGGAGCTTCTTCGCCTCCGCGCGGAACTTGGTGTCCGGATCCGCCGGGACGGCCTTGGCCGGCGCCGCCGGCGCCGCCTTCTTCGCCGCCTTGGCCGGCCCGCCCTCAACCTCATCGGCAAGCGCATTAAGCCGGTCAACTTCCCCTTGCACGCGCTTACGGTGGGCGATGCTCTCCGGCGTCGGTTCATCGCCGCGCTTACCGCCCGCAGCCAGCACGCCAAACCCGCTCTTCGCGTCTGCCTCGGCGCGGATCGCCTTCGCTGCAGCCGCAGGAGTGACCCGGCCGTCACGAGCGGCCTGCGCAACCTCATCGGCGGTCATAGCGTCGAGTTCGCGCGGCGTCAGCTTCTTCGCTGGCGCCACCTTGGCCGGCGCCGCCTTGCGCGGTGGAGCAGAACCACCGGCAGCCTTCCGCGCCGCTGCGTGGGTCAGTCCCTGCTGACGGGCCCGCAGATACTGCACCCGAGCGTCCGGGGGCATTGCCTTGACCTCGGCCTCCTGCGCCGCCGTGAGAGCACGCATGCCCGGCAGGATGGTCGCGCCGATCGGCAAGCCGTACTTCCTCGCGCCCTCAGCGGTAAAGCCTGACGTCCGGGGGCCGGGTTGTAGCCGCGGCTGCGGGTCTCTAACCAGAGCATGACCCGTTCGCGGGTAGCCAGATCCAACATCACGGCCCCCGCAACGCATCCAGGCCGGTCGCCGGCGTCCCCTCCGCAGCGGCGAACGGATCCACCCCAGGCAACACGGGAGCCCCCGGAAGTCCCGGCACGCCCGGCACACCCTCCGGCATTGGTGGTTGTAATTGTACGGAGGTCAAACCTGAATGCTTCAGCAACGTCACGTCCTGGCCGGCCACCGCCGCAATGGACGAGTCGGCGGTGAAACCCTCCCGCACATACTTGGTGATCGTGGTGGCTTTGATGTCCTCAATCTCGGCCGCGTCCTTCGCGTCCTCCCGCAGGATCGGCATGTCCGACGTGTCGAACCACAACTCGGCATCGCCCGGAACTTTGATCAGCGGCGCCAGCGCCGCCGCCAGATCCTGCAGGGTCGGATACACCCACGAGTCGGCGAAGATACGCCGCGCCATGGCGAAGTTACCCGCGTTCAGCGACGACCCGGCCAGGCCCTCCGAGATGCCCAGCAGCGGCGCCGGCACCCGCGACAGGAACGCGATCCGGGTCTCCGAGGCGCCCTGAATGTTCTTCAGGTCCATGTCCTTGAAGTTGGACCCCACCACCGTCGCGTCAGCGCCGGTGGTCAGGTACAGCGTCCGGTACGCATTGGCGATCCCGGCGTGGCGCGACTCCATCATCGTCACCAGCTCGTCGAACTGGGTCTGCGTCGTGGCCGGGATCCCTTTGACGACGAGGTTGGGTGTCGCGCCACGCTTCCAGAACTGCAACTTGTGATCCGTGGCAGCGTTGTCGGACTGGATGTCCCTCGCCGCCGGCGTGATCCAGCTCATGCCGATCCCGGCGCCCTCAGGGTCGGGCAGCGGCGACCAGTGCGCCACCTCGTCAGGCAGCAACGTCTGCGGCTTGTACGCCCGGCCCGCCAGCGACGCCCCAGCCACGTTCAGCCCGCCGTTGGCGTACACGTACCCGATGACC